ATGGTTGCAGGTACGGATTATTTGAAATCGGATGCGGTGGAAATCAGTTCTTCCACCACGGCGGCGAATGCAGTGGAGTCAAATATCGGGTATCTGGATGCGTCGATAGCAGGGCTGAATGACATTAGTGCAGCTGACGTTTGGGCGAATTCGACGCGCACGTTGACCGCACTGTCTCTTGACGCGCCGAGCATTGAAGATATCGATGCTAGGCTTTCCGCAACCCATGGGGCCGGTAGTTGGGAAGGTGGCGGTTCCGCTCCTACGGTTGAGCAGATTGACTCTAGGCTTTCCGCAACCCACGGTGCGGGTTCGTGGCTTACTGGTAGCGGAGAGTCGGAGCCTGAGCCGGGTCGTGTGGTACGCAGATACCGAGTTACAAAACCGCCTGAAGGGACTGGCACTCCTATACCGGGCGTCTATGTGCTAGCAACGAGTGATGCTGCTGGAGTCGTGCGAATTGCTGACGGCTTTACTGATGACAATGGCGTTGTCTCGCTTCTTCTTGAAGATGGGGTTACATACTACCTGTGGCGCAGTAAGAATGGGCACAGCTTTACCAACCCGGATGTGGAGATTGCATAGATGAGTGACCCTCTTGTAGCGACAATTACACTGAGTGAACCGCTGTGGTTCTCTGAGCGCAAGCTGGCTGTTTACGGGAACACAGAGCAAAACAATTTCTATGCGCCGTTGCCGGTGTTTTTCGAGGGGTTCAATTCTACCCCGCGAGCGGAGATCGTCTCGTATGACTGGGATTTTGGGGACGGTTCCGACCATTTTTCTGGGTTCAACGCGATGCACGTCTACGAGACGCCGGGGACGTATACCGCAACGTTGACGGTTACGCGGCAGGCCGCTGTAGGCGCAACGCCTGAGACGGCTACGGATACCATTGAGGTTGTTGTGCGTGCTCGTGACGGCGTGACCTACTATGTAGACTCCGCTCTTGGGGATGACTCCAACGCAGGCACATCTAAGGGTGCGGGCGCATGGAAGACCGCGACGAAAGCATTTGCCGGTATTGCTGCTAGCAAATACGGCCCCGGCGACCAGATTCTATTCGAGCGCGGTCAGACATTTGATTTCGAGAACAACGGGGGCAATTCCGTATCCGTAGGGCATTGGGTTGCCCGGTACGGGTATAAGTTTGGTGCGACTGGTACGGGCGACGCGCCGATTATCAAGGCTACCGGCACGGGCGGTGGCAGTCTATTTTACTGGATTGGCGTTGGTGCCGCGTTCATTACGTTTGAAGACCTTGAATTTGATTGCACCCCAACGGCCGGTTCGCCCACCATCTTCTTCTACAATCTGGGCGGCGGGTTCAACTTCCTGTTCCATCGGGTCTACGCGCATGACTTTGCGCAAGGCTGGTTGTATTCCTGCTCCCTTACTGGCAGCGGCGTTATGTCTGGTCTCTACCTTGTTGACTGTGATGCTTACAACAGCGTCGTGACACAGGTTTATTGCGTCGCAAGCCGGGTGGCTATCACGGGGTCGAATTTTGACCTGAGCAACAACCATATTGCGTATTGCACAAACGTCATGTCCGGCGTGTTCGACAACAACACGTTTTCGCGGGTGGCGTTTGGCAGAACCGCCTTGCGCATCAGCGGTGACGTGGATGACTATCCCGCGTCAAACTGTTGGGTATCGAACAACACGTTTACCGGATGGATTGACCCCGTATCGGATAGCGGGGCGCATAACGGTGGCGGAACCCGGTATAATTACTGTCTGCTGAACTTTGCCCCGAGTACACCCAACTCTGACCAGTTTGGCGAATGGCTGGTTTTCGAGAACAACACGGTCACAGACTCTGAAGTGTTTGCCACCATTGCCGCGTGGGATCATGTGATTGTCCGCAACAACACGTTCACCACGCAGGACACAGACCAGAACAACAAGCAGTTCTTCTGTCTTGACTTTGATCCAACGTGGTCGCGCCGTCCTTTGAATGACGTTCAGGTTGTGGACAACACCTTCGAGTACACCGGTTCGCTGGTCGCAGGCACCAAGGGCATGATTGGTATCTATGCCAGCAACTATGGCGACCATGTTGACTTGGTTCTTGAGCGCAATGTGTTCGTAACTTCCGATCCGAATGTGAAGTTTCTGTCTATCCCTTCTTCCGGTGCGGACTACCTGACTTCCGATGACAATCTGATTTACTGTGCGGACGATACGCAATCCATGTTTACGTCACGCACCACAACCCCAACACATTACACGTTGGCTGAATGGCAGTCACTGTCCAGCAATGACATTAACAGTCAGATTTATGAGGACACTGACCTCCCTGTACATGGTTGGGTGTTCTCGAATGATATAGAGACTGGTGCGACCATTCCGTTGGATTTCATTGGAGCATGCGCCACAGCGGTGGGCGCAACGATAGACACTGTGTATCTCTGGCACAAGGTGCCGGGGGGTGCGTGGGAAAAGACTGCACTTACGGAGTCTACTGCAAGCGGATCGTTTACGTACACGCCTGAAGACGGGGATGGCGTATATTACTTTGCTATCACCGCTAAGGATTCGCTTGGGAATGAGTCTCCCGCGCCTGTGGCGGCGGGGTCTACGTTTGTTAACTATTTGGGTAGCGGGGTTGAGCCTGACCCTGACCATGACACGGATCCGGATCCGGAGCCGGAGCCGGAAGTAATCGACTGGTACGGAACCGGTACGGACATACCGGCCCCTGAGATTATCCCCGGCACGCTTCTGGATATCCGAAGGATGCTTGTGCTCGATACCGGTGATTACTCTCTTGTCACCGATGCAAGCAGTAACGACTGGTCGGACAATGGGGCTAACCGGATCATCAATGATGCTCAGCGGTGGCTAGACCGCGCCTTCCCTTATAAGAAGGCACTCTCGTGGCTCTACAAGTACGTGAGCCAAGGGGAAGAGTTTGTCACCTTCCAGCGCGCCCGGTTTGTGAAAGAGGTATGGATCGCAACCGAAGACGGAATGCGTACCCGCTTGGAGTATAAGCGTCGTCCGTGGTTGCGCGCCCATGCTTCTGATGTCTATGGGCCTACCGGGACATGGGAAGGTACGCCTAAGTACTGGACAAACGACCTGATAAGCCTTGCTCCTGAGCAGATTGCAGAGACAGCGGAGACGTTTGAAGCTGCCGGTATGGTTGATTATGACAACATTGTCTTTGGGGTAAGCAACCTTCCGCTCAAGGGAATCATGCTAGCACCGGTTCCTAGCACGAGCTTCACCCTTCAGGTGCTTGCTGCATGGCAAAGCATCAAGCTGGTGAATGATTCTGACATTTCCTATTGGACTCAGGAAGAGCCTGCTGTGCTTTTGCGGGCATGTAAGATGCAGATGGAGACTGATTTACACCGAAATTCCGAAGGTCGCAGGGACTATGAAATCCCGCTGATGATGGAATTGCGGCAAATCTACCATGACTTTGTACAGGAAGAGATGACCGGCCCTCCTAGCCGATTCGTCATGAAAGGGTAAGCTATGACGGAAATGAGAGGGATGATCCCGCGTCGCAAGGGGACGATGACCGTTGAGCAGGCCAAGGCTAAGCTTCAAAAGCAGGTTATTGTTGCCACGCCGGTTAGCCACTGGGTAGGCGATATCAAGCCAACATCGGGCAATGTCCCCTTGTTTTCGTATCGCTTTTCAGTGGATGCACTGCTGCTGTCGCCAGAGCTGTATGTCTCGAAGATTACTCTGCACGACACCGTGACATCACCGGCTATGGTGTGGGCGAATTTCGACGGCTCTCTTATTGCGTCAATCCCATTGACGGAAGGCGCAACGCCGCTGTTCTTTGCGCAATTCAGCGAAGTCAAGAAGTACAGCGTTATTAGTTGCGGGTTGTATCTTCCTGATACCACTGAGCTTACAGGTGTTAGCGTTGGATTCCTATTCCGGCCTATTACCATTCCGGTCAAGGAAGAGAAAGAGAAAGACAAAGAGTAATGTCGTCTGGCATGGTCACAATTGATGAGGCGTTGCGATCCGGTTTGCGGAGAGACAGTGACGCTCCGCGAAACACCCAAGCTCTTGTTTCGTGCAAGCACCTTCGAACTACACCGCGCGGGCTGAAGGCTTTTGTGCCTATCAGTCAACCTATGGCTAACTCCTATATCACTGACACACTTAACGTTGAAAAGGTTTGGCCTTTCCCTCAGTTGTTTTGTGGGAAAAACGAAACCTTGTTGTGCGGCGAAAACTCTGTGTTCAATGTCACACAAACCAGTAGTGGCGACTGGACTGCGGCACAGCTAACCACATATAAACCGTGGGGGTTTACAACGGCTGACCATGCGCGAGCTATTCCCAAGGGTGGTGTGTGGCACTTTGCTGACTTCTATAAGACATGGATGCTGTTCAACGGGGCTTGTGTGGTGTACCTGACACCCGGCCCCATGGCTTACTGGAAAGTATTTGTCGCTCAGGAAAGCATCGCTAAGACGGGATGCGTGTTGAAGGAAGGGCGAGCACTCTACGGGGGATTTAACCCGACAAAATACTACAGCTCTATGTGGCAAACCGAGATTGAGGCGTACCTGTCCAATGCTGGCACATTCGAGGATTACATTGACTACGACGCAAATGGGCCGGGTTCTAATTGGGTCTGGTGGAGTTCTATCGGCGGAGGCGACCTTCTCTATCCGTTCTGTGACGGCATAATGGGTGGTGAGGGGTTGGCAACGGCGCAGTCTGGCCATACCACAGATTATGACCAGTCGTATCCGTCAACGATGTGGATGGATATGCTTAAACGCAATGAGGCCGGTTTCAGGCCCATGCCGTTTGCCGGTAATGTGCATCAGATGGTGCCGTTTGATTCCACCGGTACGGTGGTTGTCTATGGCGAAGACGGCATTGCGGCCTTGCGCGCCGCCTCTGATCCAGTTCCTACGTTTGGGTTGCATGTTTTTCCTGAGACTGGTGTTAACCTTGGCTCTGCTAGCAGGGGGGCTGCTGGTGGTGGTGAGTTAGGTCAGGTGTTTGTGGATGAATCTGGCGTATTGTGGCTCATTCGTCCCGATTTGGCTGTGGAAAAGCTTGGGTATCAAGAATACTTTGAAGACATGCTAGGCGAAAATATCGTTGTCCAGTATGAGCCTACGGAAAAAGAGTTCTGGATAAGCGACGGTACGGATACCTACCTGTTGACCGAAACCGGGCTGTGTAGACCGCCATGGATGGTCACATCTGTTTCGTTCGCTCAGGGCGGGCGCGTAGGGATTCGGTTTGACGAGTCTGATGCTGATTCGGTCGAGGTTATTACTGAAGCGTTTGACGGCGGCGAGCGCGGCGTTTGGGAAATCGTGACTGTCCGCATAGCAACCACAGACACAGATGCTGTAGGTTGGCAGGTTGCGGTTGACTACCGGTTTGGCAAGGGTGATGCGTGGTCGCGCACAACTTCCGTCCCGGTTGATAGCAGGGGCATAGCGCGTGTGAAAGTGAGTGGCATAGAGTTTCGTATCGTGCTAACCCATAGAGACAGAGCCAAGGCCGACCTTGAGCGAATTGAGCTTGAGATGCGCAGCGAAGGGCGTAATAGCATAAGGAAGTGGATTGATGCGTGAGTATAACTTCCTGCTAGACAAGGCTTTACAAGGCGGGCTGCGTCCGCGTGGCGTTGGTAGAAACGCCCCGTTCTTTGATGAGATGAAGAATCTTATCCCGTGGGGCAATGTGGCACGCACGCCTGAACAAATTCAGTTTCCAATCGAAGGGCTTACTCTGAGCGGAGAATGGCCTTGGCCTCAGCTTGTTCAGTCTGAAGCCGTTACACTGCTTAGGGATAAGACGGCTATCTATGAGGTTGACCCTGTAGGCTGGACGGCAACCGAGCCTGAGCGCAGGTATTCGTATGACGCCGCCGTGTCTGAGCCTGCAATCGCTGGTCTGTATAAGCAGTCCATGCTGAGCGCATTCGGAGAGTGCTGGTTTTTGAACAATGGGGGTGGTGGAACGTGGTTCAAGCTTCCGTATCTGTATGATGATTATATTCTTCGTTATGGCATTGGAGATAAAGCATCTCCAAATGTGTCGGCTATCACAAAGCACGACGACCGCTTATTCATCGCAGGGCTTGATGGCGGGAAGTCTATGTATAACTTCTGGTTCAACGGCACACGCTTCAACCGGGTCAAGGAAGCGTGGAGAAAGACCGCGCCCGAATCGCTCTTTGTGAGCGAGGACACAAACCCGTTTGCCGAAGGGAATTGGGTTTTTTGGAGCGAGCCAAACGGCGGCTCCGATGATATGCCGTTCTATGTGTTTCTCACGATGATTGGCGCGTTTGGATATTCTGCCTTTGACAAGGTAGAAGAACTGCTAATTGACTCGATTGAAAAGAAAAAAATTGGTATGATGCAACTGCCTGTAAGCGGTGCTATTCATCGTATGATGCCGTTTGGAAATGACTTGCTAGTGTTCTGTGAACGTGGAATATTCAATGTGTCCATGGAACGGCAGACCGGATACTACGAATCCAAAAAGTTAAATACGCTGAACCTGTGCAGCCGTGCTGCTGTTGATGGCATTGGAGATGAGCTGGTCTTCCTTGATGGAGTCGGAACACTGTGGCGGTATTACCTAGAAGATAGGTTCTTCCGCTCGGAACGCTATGACTACGGAGACCATTTTGAAAACCTTACGCTGGCTAATGTCCGTGTGGTTCGAGACCCGATTCGGGGCCATTACTATATAGGGGACGGTTCAGCAGCCTATGTGTTTACTGGGAATTCCCTTGGTGGCCCGCTGGAAATCATGCCTACCACAATGATTGATGCAGCCGGGGTGAAGATGGGCTACACGCATAAGTCAGGAACAGGCCAGAACATCAGGCTTGTAAGCTCTCCGGTTGACTTGATGGACAGGGGGAAGAAACGCATCACGGTGTATCAGCTCGGAAGCGATGGTCTCACGAGTCTGTACGGCGCAGTGGATTACGACTATGCGAACACGGGTCAGTTCACTAGAGGGCCGTTTAAGCCGTTCAACCCTGAAGGTGTTGTTTTCCCAAGGGTTAGCTTTTCGGATGGGCGTGTTGTGATACAGGGTGTTGTTGCAAATGAGGAGATTGGCGCGCAAATAGACCGCATTGAAGTGCGCTATCAAGCAGAGGATAGGCGATATGTCCGAGGAACAAAAGGAATGCCGGGACAACAAGAACAAGCCCAATAAGCTTGTCGCGTGGTTGATGTCGCCCAAGGATGTCAGCATGTACTGGAATGCCGTGCTGTCTGCGGTGGTGTCTGGACTTCCAAAGCGCATGGTGGATGCCGATACCCCGACAAACATCATGGCAGCAATCATGTCAGGCGGTCTTGATTGTTGGGCGTTGTTGGCTGTTGAGCAAGGTAAGCCGCCAAAGTTTATAGGGGCGGGGACAACGACAATTGCAGAAGACAAGTGGCTTAAACGGCGAAGCTTGGTTATCTACAGCCTGTATTCGGCTCAGTATGTGACTGCGGAAGCGTGGAAATCTGCTCTTGGGTCAGTTATGGAGCACGCCAAAGAGAACGGTTGCAGCCGTGTGATTGCATACACAGACAACCCGCGAGCAATCCAGTTGGCTAATCTGCTGGGGTTCACCACGGGTATACAGGCAATAGAGATGGAGGTCTAGCATGGGCGGTAATGCTACTACGTCATACCCGGAACACATACTACAGATGCACAAGGCATGGCTTGCCGGTGAAGATGTTGATGCAGACTGGACTGGCCACGGCAATTACTGCAATGTCGCGGATGACATTATGGCCGCTCGAAGCGATGTTGGCGGCAACCCGTTCACCAACGTGCTAGCATACAACCCGGACAGCGAGCTAGACCTTGTTCAGCAGCGTCTTGATGATTTCTTTAGTGAGGTTGTTCTTCTCAATCCAGAGGCAGACATCGAGAACGCTATTGACCTTGTGTCTAGAAAGCTGGAAGAGGTAGCGACAGACAACCAAGGGGAGATTGATGCCGTAGTTGCAGCCGCAGAGGCGCGCGGTTTGCTTGAGCATCAGAGGGCTGTTTCTAGGCTCACGGCGGGCATGTTTGACCTTGGTGCTGTGATGACTTCTCAGTTTGGCGTCGCGATTGCCTTGCTTGAGCAGGGGCGCGCGAATGCTATCAGCGACCTGCAAGCACAGCTCCACCTTCAGGCAAGACAACAGCGCAGCACGGACATGGTGAATCTCACTGCGGCTGTACTTGAGCGTGGTGTGCAGCGGCTCAAGGGATTTCAATCTGCGGTCGCGCTTCAGGCTGAAGTAAGCAAGCAGCACATTGTAGCTAAAAATGAACAGCTTGCTATGGATTTGGAAATGGAGTTGAAAGATGCCACATGGGATTTGAGTCTGTACAAGTACGGGACTCAACTTCTTGGGTCTATTCAGGGGACTGCGGCTATCCCGGCTCAGGAACCTTGGGAAAAGGCATTAGGTGCTCTGTCTACGGTGGGATCGCTGTTCCTTGGCGCTCTACCCTTGTTTCTTTAGAGAAGAGGTAATATATGGACAAACAACAGCTTTATCAACTTAGTGCAATGCTTGCCAGTGTGGCCGAAGGGATGTACAGGCCGGACAGTGGCGGTGCGTCTATGGCCCGAAGCCTGAAGGGTAGCGCACAGAGCGCAATCCAAGCCGAGGCCGTGAAGAAAGCCAAGGAAGAGGAAGAGAAGAAAAAGAAGGGCGGTATGTTTGGCAGCATAGGCTCTACCCTTGGCACCATTGGCGGTATCGCGCTCGCGCCATTTACTGCCGGAACGTCTTTGGCGGCTACGGCGGCTATGGGCGCATTGGGTAGCACAGTCGGTGGCACGGCGGGCACGCTGCTTGGTGGTGGCGATGTCACCGCTAGGGGCATGCTGACGGATGCCGTAATGGGGGGCGTTGGCGGTGCGGCGTCGTGGGCTATGCCAAACCTAATGCCCGGACTCAAGGCGTCTCCTGTTACTCAAGTTAACGGGATGCCGGTTGGCGCAACGTCGCCAATCTCTACGCCAACGCTTTCAGCACCGCCGCAAAATGTTGCCGGCATTCAGGTTCCGTCGTCTCTTGGTGATATCGGCGGTTCTGTTTCAAAGTTTGCCGCGCCGTCGGTTGCTCAGCCATTGCCTGTGACTGCTAAGCAGATGGCAATGCAGAACCTTGGTGGGTACATGGTGGCTAATCCAATCATCGGCGGCATGAGGGTCGGAATAGACCCCTTATTTAACCCGCAACAGAGGACTACGGTTGAAATGCGCCGTCGATATGACGGTTCGTTTGAGCCGTACAGCCCTCAAAGCTCGTGGGGATTTTAACCATGGACAGCGGAATGAAGGACATCGTAATACCGGAATTCAATTCTGTTCTCCGGTTCCCGCAGGATGCTACCGATGAAGAGATTCAGGCTTCTGTAATGCAGTTGCGCGAGAATTCACCCAACAGGATTGCCCAGTCTGTTATGCCTATGGCAAATCAGATTGCAAACTATCTGTTTGAAACAGACCCGCGCAACGCTGAGAACGTTAGCACGTTGCCTAGCATTAGCGGCTCCAGTGTCTATGGGATGACTCCTGAGCAAACGCAGGCGACACTTCAGCTTGTTCAGCAGGACAATATAGCTAACCGCCAGATGGTCAAGCAGGCTCAGGAAGCCGAGAAAGACAGGTCTGACCGGTTACGCCTGATGCAGCAGAAGATGAAAAACGACCAGACTGAAGCACAGCTCAACCGTGAGCACGAAAAGGACATGGCAGAAGTCACTGCCGATGCTCAGGTTAAGATTGCTGAGATGACCGGTGTGACGGATGTGAATCAGGCGCGTGCTGGACTTACCAATGCACAAGCCAAGCGCATTGAAGAGATGACGCCTGCTGAGCTGGAATTCATGGAGGCCAAAACTGGCCTTACTGTCGCTCAGATGGAGCGCATGCAACTTCTTGCCCCTGCGGAATTCAGCCAGATTGTTGCGCGCACTGGCCTATTGGGTGCTCAAACCGCGTCCACGGTAGATGCTAACACTCGTGCGAATAAGCTTATACCGTACCAGATAGCGCGGTATGGTGCTGAAACGTCGCGAATTCAGGCAAACACACAAGCCGAAATTGATAGTAACAATCGGGCTAATGCGCTGTTCCCTGTTCAAAGGAGCAGTGCCATACTTGGAAATCGCCAGACTGCCGCACAAACAACGGCAATTGTCGATGCGAATAACCGCAACAACGCAATGCACCCGGTACAGGTTAGTGGAGCGTGGGCAGACATCGCGCGCACGAAGGCTCAGACCGGGCAGATTGATGCGCAGACCGGGCAGATAAAGCAGTCCACAGAGCAGAGTGCTGAAATGTTCCCTGTCCTCAGGGACGGTGCCATTCTAGATAACCGGAATGCGTATCTCTCAGGCCAAAAGACCATACAGGATATGCAGGGTGGGCCACCTACGCTTGTCCCTGTAACGATTCAAGGGGCCGATGGCAACCTGTATCAGGTGTATCAACAAACGTCCCCGCAACAGGTGAGCGAGGATTTGCTTGGGTTTGGGCCGGTGTCGTATGCAGGGCCGGGGCCGGAGAAGCAAGCGAAGGCAAATGAAGCAGCAGCACAGGCCAAAGCAACGGCAGACGCCAAGGCAAAGAAAGCAGCAATAGAAGCCAAAGCAACGGCAGACGCCAAGGTAAAGAATACACTTACCGTGCCTCAGAGGATTGAGATATACGAGTCGCGGGCCAACTCTATCGAAGCACTTCTCAACGATGAGTTTGCTGACATTGAAGAGGATGAGCGCGCAGAGCTGAAAGCGATGTTGAAATTCTATCGCTCGAAGACGGACAAGATTTTGAGTGAATACGAAAAGGAAAACAACACAAACGCAGCATTCACGCCGGGTCAGAACGGGAATCTTGTATACGTCAGGCCGACCAGTAAGACCAACAAAAAGAAATAGGTACTAGCATGCCCAAGGTTTTCCTCAAGGAAAAGAATACCACTATCGAGTTTCCTGATGATATGTCGCAAGACGAAATGCAGGACGTGATAGAATCAAATTGGGATTCTATCCCTAACGGGTATAACGCGGAAGACAAAGCCGCGCCAGAAGAACAGCCTGAGACCGTAGAGCAGACGCCAAAAAGATTGTTATTTGAACCGCAAGAAATTGGCAAGGCTGTTGTCCGAGGTGCCGCGCAGTTGGCTCATACCGTCGGCGGCCCGATGATGGAAATGTTGGGCAGTGGGCTTTCCACCGTAGGCATGGGCGGTGTTGGCATGTCTTCCATGTCGGATGAGCAGAAGGCTCAAGTGTTGCATGAGATGCAGCAGGCTCCAAACCCGCTCGAAGGGCAAACGCGCCTGTCTAATGAAACGTGGGGGGCCATTGCGAACTCTCCGCTAATCGCGGAAAGCCCTGAGACGGCGACGGCAACCTATTCTGACGCTTTCAGAAAGGGAGACTTTCAGCTTGCGGCGCGAAAGCTTAGCACGGATGTAGCAGAGATTGGCCCTCAGATGGGCGCAACGATACTGAGCGCATGGGTTGGTGGGCCGCTGTTGGCTGGTATAGTTGGTGGTTCACAAGAGGCCGCCGGTGCCTTTGAGCAGGCCATTGACAACGGGGACGACCCAAACACCGCGCTTGCCAAGGCCGGTATCGAAGGTGCGGGAACCGCCGTTCTTGATGCAATCCCGTTCATGAAGCCATTCAAACATTTTCTGCCAGCCCGCAGGTGGGCACAGTCGTTGGCCTATGTGCTCGATGCCATGACAGAAGGCGGTACTGAAGTAGCAGAGGGCGGATTAAGCCCAGTTGCAAACGCCATTGTTGGAGGCAAATACCCATTAACCCGCGCGGGTGTTGTTAGTTTTTGGGAAGATGTCAAGGAAGGCATTAAAGAAGAATCGGGCGTCTTTTTGCCTGCGGCTGTGTGGGGGCTGATAGGTGGTCCGCCAAAGAGCAAAGAACTTGGTGGTGCATATCGCGCCGCTAAGGCCCGAAAGGTAAAGAAGCAGATTGAGGCTAGTCGCACGGAAAGGCTCGCTGCTGCTGAAACAGAAGAAGTTGCGGCTGAGCCTGCGCCGGTGCCACCGGAACAAAAAGGCGAAACGTCGTCTAGGCGTTCTTTTGTCACGTCTGCTTTTGTCGAGATGTTCAAGGCTACACATCCGGGCCTTATCCCTGAAGATGCTAGCACACAGGAAGTGGTTGAAGTCGCAAAAGCCGAAGCGGTTGAAGAAGTAGATAATATTATTGAAGATATAAAGGCCACAAAGCCGCGCGATTCTGTGGCAACCACTGTTGAAGATTTGGATGAGATGGGGTTTGTCGATGCTAAGCCGCCGTCTAAGGATATTGTTACACAACCCGGCGACCCTGAGCATATACCAGACAACCCGGCTGTACAGGAATCCCTTACCGGTGAACTGCTTGCCACAATCATCCCTGACATTAAATACATAGGGCCGTTTATTGACAGTCGGAGTGGTGAAGAGAAGGTTATCGGCTACGGGTTCGATGACCTTACGTCTGGTACCACGATTGTCGTTGAAAACCTGAAAGACATTGGCAGAAAGGTCAAGGAGAGCCGTATTAGGTGGCAACAGGCAGAGGCCCGCAAATTTGAGGCTGTTACGCCGCGCGGCGGTGCTACCGTTCGAGGCCGGTGGAAGCTGATGGACATTGACGATCTTGTCACATCAGACAACCCGGACTATGACCCTGACAACGAAGAAGGATTGCAGAAGCGCAATCGTTTGACGCAAGCGAGCCGAGAGCAAATTACAAAGATTGCGTCTGCGCCAGATGCGCGGCTTCTTGGCAACAACCCAAAGACCGATAGCGGAGGGCCGCTGGTTGACTCTCGTGGTTGGGTTATAAGCGGCAACGGTCGCAGCATTGCCCTGCGCCAAGCATACCAGTCTGGCACTGCCAGTGAATACGAAGCAGCAGTCAGAGAGGAAGCGGTTAAGCTTGGGCTGGATACAGAAGAAGACCCGATTACCAAAGAGCGCGTCAATGTGCTGGATTCTATTGAGCACCCGGTGCTTGTGCGCGAGATTGAAGAGATTGATAACGCAACGCTTGAGCAGGTTGCGGACTACTCAAACACGCCTGATATTATGAGGATGACCGATGCGGAGGTTGCCGCGATTGATGCGCAGTATTTTCGCGAGTCCGGCATCATGGCCCTCTGGAATCCAAGCGAGGACGGAAACCCTTTAGCAACAAGCAATTACGACTTTATGAAGGCATTCTATGCGCACGCCGGTGATGAGAACATGCGCAACTCTGACGGGTCATTTAATGAGAATGCTAGAAAGCGCGTAGAGCGCGGCGTTCTTGCCGCTATGCTGTCTGAGTCTGAAGAGGGCCAGCACCTTATTGCTGACATCGTGGAGCATGCAGAGCGGTACGGAATGCGGCGACAGTTAAACGGTATCATGGCTCGTGGTGGCGAACTGCTGAAGATAGCGGAGACCAATCCTGAGCTTGACCTTACCCCGTACTTAGGTGAGGCGATTAAGGAGATGGCGTCCTTCAAGAAGAAGCTATCTACTGGAGAGGTGCGCTCTCTCGAAGAGTACCTTGGTCAAGGCGACCTGCTAATAGAGCCGCGTCACCCTGCCGTTACGTTCCTTGTGAAGCACCTGTTTAAGCTTCAATTCGAGAACCGCGTTTCGAACTTCCTAGACGCCTACATTGAACAAACAAAAACAGTGGCAGACAACTCGACAGAGGATATGTTCTCTGATGATGGGGAGCAGACGCAAAGCTCCGCTACCGCTGCTGATATTATTGCCGCTCTGGAACGGACTGCCAAAGAAGCAGAGAAGTACGAGCTTCAGCAAAAGGAAAAGGCGAAAAAAGAAGCTGCTGCCGCTAAGGCCGCAGCGAAAGCAGAGGCCGCTCCTGAGTCTGCGCCCGCACCAAAAGATACCACTGCGCCGCCAGTGCCAGATGTTACCGCTAATGATGTTGTAGGCGCAAAGGAACAAAACTTCACTCAGTTTGCAAAAGAGAATGGTTACCCTTCTGATGATGAGGTTCTCGACCACGGCACGCTATCGCCTTCTGGAAAGAGTTCTAAGCGCGCTAAGAAAGCAGCTCAAGAACGACACCTAGAACGCCTTGAACAGAACAAGAAGGCGCATCGGGAATATGAGGAAGCCATTCGAAGCGGGCAAGTTATAGACCCCACTGGTGAAATAACAAAAGAGAAGATAGAGCAGAGAGAGCTGAGTCAGGCGGATGCTGACACGAGAAATCGCATAGAGGAGATAAACGCCCGCATTGATTTGCTACAAAGAACCGGCCTGAGCACAAAGACCGGCAAGATGCGGCCAAAGTATCAAAAGGAAATCGACCGTCTACTGCAAGAAAAGACTGATTTGATTGCCCCTGAAGAGCCAGTTAATAAGAAGGCAGTCTCTGAGCCTGAGCCTGATGTAGATGAAAATCTATCCAGCCAAGAACAAGAAGCTGAGATAGATATTGATGCGTCGTTGGTGCAGCGAGTTGAAGCTGCGCAAGAAGCGAAGGATGTTCAAAAAGAAGATCAGCTACTGCGTGAAGCAGGGTTTAGGGCTGTCCCGGGAATTAGAAGCTCAGATGCCATTACAGCAGGTCGGTGGGCGTATGTCGTCGCAAGGGGCGATGCTACGAAGTCCCAATTTGCTGAGCAGATAGGCGAATGGAAGCGTGAGGGGCGTATAAGCAATTCAGAAACTACAAAGGCAGAGAAGGATCGCGGCAAACAGGGCAGCGCCAAGAAAACGCCTGACCTGAACGATCCTAAGACTGGTGCTATCAATCTTGACGTGCTAGCAGAGGCGTTTCGACGTGGGGCCAACCTTGCGCATCGCGCATTCAAACGGTTCCTTACATCGAAGGGAGACCTTCCTGAGTCTGTCTTCGAGCTTAAGTTGCGGCGCGACGGTCAAGAGGATCGCATCCTTACGCGCGTGAGTCAGTTAATGGCTGAGTTCGATGATGCCGTTAAGGCCACCTATTTCAACGGGCGCAACGGCATGACCCCTGATGAGATGGAGAACATCAATAAGGTGCTAGCAGGAGAGCGGTCACCGGACTCTATCCCTGCTGGAATGCGTTCTGTTGTCTCCGAGATGCGCAATGAGATTGACATTCTCAGCCGACGTCTGATTACTGAGGGTGCGGTGAAGGGAGAGATAGCGGCAATTATTGAGGGTAATCTTGGCGTATACCTTACGCGCACATACCGCGCATTTGATGACCCGGATTGGGCTGAGAGCGTGCAGAATGATCCTAACCTTCGGCCTATTTGGAACCGCGCGTTTACGTTCCTGAAGAGCGAGAACCCAAACATGGCCGATGAGGTCATTATTGGGTTCATGAAAAACCTGCTATATGAGGGCAAGGCCGGACAGAGGGAAGGCCCGATATCAATAATCAAGAAGCAGGGCAAGCTTGGCGCGAAAGAGTTGTCTATCTTCAAACGGCGCGAAGGCATTGCCCCTGAGATACGCGCCCTCTTGGGAGAGTACAAAGACCCGCGCATTAACTTTGCCCGCAGTATGGCACGTATGGCAAACGTGATTGTCAACCACAACTTCTTGACAAAAGTTAAAGAAGAAGGGCTAAAGCCGGGTGGGTTTTTTTCTGAGACTCCTTCACCTGATATGTTTGCGCGCCTCTCTACGGATGGCAATGCCGCGATGGCTCCGCTTGATGGATTGTACACCACTAAAGAAATTGAGTGGGCCTTCCGTCGCGCAATGGAACCGGGCGGGATTAACAGCCAACTGGGCCGCTTGTACATGAGGGTTCTTGGGTACGCCAAGATGGGTAAAACCGTGGGCAGTGTGATGACTCAAGTGAGAAACATCACGGGCAACATCGGCTTTGCCACCGCAAACGCACATTGGAACATTGGCAAGATGGGCACGGCATGGGTCACAGCGAAGACTGCGCTGCTGGATCGTGGTGAAGCTGCCGCTAAGGAGTATGTGCTTCATCTGGTTGAGCTTGGTGTGCTAGACCAGAACACGGAAGCCGGTGAACTGCGTGCTATGCTGCGCGACGCCGGTGAATCGGTAGATGAATGGGCAGAGTCAATAGCTGATGGCTCATTGTTTGGTAAAGCCAAGCGCGCATTCATGAAGATTGGTCGTCCTGCGCTGAAGATGTATCAGGCTGGTGATAACATCTGGAAGGTGTACGCCTTCGAGAATGAGGTGGCACGGTATCATGATGCACTGCCCGACCTTACTAAGCAAGAGATTGAGGCCATTGCGGCAAACATTGTAAGGAACACGTACCCAACCTATTCTATGGTGCCGGAAGCTGTTCAAAAGCTTAGGCGGTTCCCGCTTGTTGGTACGTTCGTTTCGTTCCCTGCTGAAGTTGTGCGAACGGCGTATCACACAATGGCCTTAGCGAAGGCAGAGATGGCAGACCCGCGCTTGCGCCATATTGGCGCTCAACGTGTCGCCGGTATTATGATTGCGTCACTTGGCACCGGTGTTGCCGGTATGGCCTCGCGCCTGATTAACGGTATGGATCGAGATGACGACGAAGACGCTCGGCAGTTCATGCCGCCGTGGGCGCAAGACTCGGATGTGATTTACTTGGGTCGCGGCAAGAATGGATTCCGGTATGTCAACATGGGTTACACCGACCCGTATAGCTACATGAAAGAGCCTGTCCGTGCGTTCATTCGCGGGGACGATTGGCAAAGCAAGCTGTGGGATACGTTCACCACACTGATGGAACCGTTTGCATCTGAGGACATATTCACGCAACGCCTGATTGACATATCCCGCAACACCAAGGAAAACGGTGGCCGGGTATTCAATCCGCAGGCATCAGTTGCAGAGAAAGCCTTTGATAGCACGGTGCATGTGGCTGAAGTGCTTGAACCAGGGACGATAACCAGTATCCGCAAGATTATGGCGGGTGCATTCCAAGAGAATAGCCGGTACAATCCTTTTTCTGAGACGGCATCTATGGTTACTGGCGTGCGCTTCGAGAAGGTTGATATCAAAGAATCCATCGGATTCGCCTCTCGTGCATTCAGCACCGGGTTGATTGATGCTAGCAAGCTGTTCACCCGTGTTGCATACAGCGGACAGGGCGACGCCAGAAGGGCATACTTCGCAACAGAGGCGGCACGCCGCGAGCTGTTTGTTCAGATGCACACTCAGATACATTCCGCTATGCGCCTTGGAATTCCGCGTAACGAAATCACTAGGATTCTGGTCAACAACGGCGTTAGCAAGAGCGATGCTAAAGGGTTGTTGTCCGGCAAGTATGTTCCGTACAAACCCACTGAGCCCGTGATGCGGCGTCTTGACAAAGAACGACGCAACGAAACAGTTAACGCATACAAAGATGCTCGCAGTGGGGAGTGGCGATAGGGTTAGAAGCGTATCTTTGGGAACGAGTGAACCGGGATGCTGTTGCCTTCGCGTTCCTTGAGTGGAGTTTGTTTGTGCGACTTGAACCCTGAACCACTCCCGCCATTGTTGTATCTGCTGATGCGCTGGCTATAGAATCGGTTGCAGTCAACCCACCCCTCAAAGAAACCGAATAGCACGTCCTGCTCATTTTTTGTGGCGTGTGCGCTTATGCACACCTTGAATCGGTTACGCATGACGCGCTCAGACCAGCCGTTTGCGGCGGCAATCTCACAGAATTCAGACACGTCTCCGATAGACTTAATTGGTTCCCGTTCGTATGGCATGGCTGTTCATCCTATTATGATGGGGTTTTCTTCTTATGGCTGAAGTCTTTACGCCTTCTGCGAGACCTTTAACGTTGTACCACGATGGGTGTGCTAGGTAATCGGTTCTCATCGTACTGCCTAGCACAACCGCATCGTGCTCACTGATTCGCACAGGGTATGAGGCATCAATAGAAAGCTCTTCCTCATACTCATCCAGATTCATTAATGCCCGGATGTGTGGCATCATGAGGCTAGGACTCCGTAATTTCACAACCCGGAATGAATGTCTGATTCGGGTTCTCTGCAAGCAGAATCTCTACCGTGCCCCAATTGGGATGTTCCTTTTCAATCGCAGCGGCTTTATCGTCGAGAACCCACGTCCTGACACATAGCTTTCCGTCTTCGTCCATGCTGCATTGGCTCTTAGGAATCCATGTCTCAAGAATCTGAACACCGCTATTCTCCGTTGACAGGAGAATCTCATACAGCCCCGCCTTATCAGACTCACGAATCAACTTACCCCTTCGAAGCGTTTTCATTGGTGATCCCTTTCTATCTTCCTGCGAGATAAACATCTTCCATGTATGACAGCATGCCAACGGCGTCAGCGGTGGCATCAGTGATTCCAATTGCATGCGGATACCTGCGTTGCACATACTCTCTGATAGTCTTCTTCCGTTTCTTCTTGCGAAGATTCAAGTCTTTATCATCTGGAAGAGTAATCGGCAATGCCTTCATCCACTTCTGCGGCGTCTCGCTTACGTATGGGATTTTCGCCGCAGTCAACGCCATACGGCATAGGCCCACATTCGTAGCAAACTTGACCGACGCGCTAGCACTGTTTCCTTTGCGGTGAAACCCAACCTTCTCAAAGAAGGCAATGATTTCAAGGCCATGGTCTTCTGCGTAATCCGCTATTTCGCGTATCTTGTCCCACATCTCGCGCTCGGTCTCTGGCATTTTGGCTATCGTGACATTGGGGCACCGCTCTGGAAGGTTCGGGTTTTTGTATACAATGGCTCCTGTCGCGCCGGGGTCTATGGCTATGATTACGGTTTCATTTCTCATCTTGCTTGGCCTTTCTGTACATAGCACCCACGATTTCACGGGCGCGCGCCTCAGCCTCTTCCCGTGGCAATCCGCCGTCATACTCCATGATTGCGGCTCGCTCTTCCCACAGCTCTTTCCAGTCCGCATCCGTGAGGTTCATCGGCATTCCTCTTTGTAGCAGTCATCGCATATCATGCCGTCGCCTAACGTTGCGTCATAGAAGCTGTGCATGCTGTCTGTTTCGTGAATGCAATCTGCTAGAGGCAGGCCCCTCTCTTTGCAGTACATGCACGTGGACATCTCGAATCCTGCTAGCACTTCGTCAAGGTCTTCCACTCCCACGCAACCGCGTTTGTTGCGGCACGCTTCCCACATTGCCGCGATCCCTTCCTTAACTCCTAATAGATTTGCTTCAATGATTTCATGATTGGACATATTCAGGTCTCCTTTGTATTAAAATGGCAGGTCAAGCTCTTCGCCGTTAATCACCGGCGTCAAGTCGTGCTGATGATTGGAATCTTCTTCAGGTTTGGGTCTGCTGAAGAACAAACCCGTATTGTTTTCTGTGCCTTTTGGTTTTGTCTTGTGTGAGTATGCTTTGTTTTGTGACGTCTCCATGGGATCATGGGAACCCGGACGAGCTAGCATGTGAAACCGCTGCTGCTTTTTGTCAAACACCAAAGAGACTTTGCCAGTAGGCCCATTGCGGTGTTTGGCGACTGTTGCCTGAACGATGTTATCCGCACTACCAACGCCGTGCTTCTCTTCGTAGGTCTTCACTACACTTTCTGTTGGGCGATGCAGAATAACTACAACGTCGGCATCCTGCTCGATGTCGCCTGACTCTCGAAGTGTAGACAGCATTCGAAACCCGTCTGGCTGCATTTCGGCTTCGCGGCTAAGTTGGCACAGCACAACAACGGGTGCATTGATTTCTCGCGCTAGTGACTTCAGCCCACGAGTGATGTCGCCAATCTCAAGGTATCGGTTCTGCTTCTGTGTCAGGGCGCGAACAAGTTGCAGATAGTCAACGATGATTACGGGATTATCATTCTTGCTGGCAAACGCTCTAGACCTGCTCCGTATCTCCCACAGTGTTGCGCCCGGTGTGTCATCAACCATGAACGGCATACCGCGCAATGACTCTACGGCGGCATCTGCTTTTCGCAACTCCATGCGCGCGTTGAATCCTTCGCGCAATTGCTGAACGTCAACGCCTTGGTCTATTGCTAGCATGCGCAACGCGAACTGTTCCGCCGCCATCTCAAGCGAGAAGACCAGCACTTCAGCGATTCTGTTCTTTGCCAAGAAGTGCGCCGTATTCAACGCAAATGCTGTCTTACCAACAGACGGTCGAGCCGCGACAATAACAAGATCACTGGGTTTGAATCCGCCTAGAATCTTGTCTAAGTCTGGTATGCCGCAGGGGAAACCGGGCCAAGTGCCACCCTCTGCCTGTTCGTGCAACTGCTTGACAACAGCCGGGACAATGGAATCCAGCGACACAACCTTACCCGCGCTCTTGCGTTGCAGTATCGCATTTAGCTTGGCATCCGCAGAGTCCATCACCTCACGCGCGTCATCACCGTTTTCGATTTGGCGGTAAATCATGACGCAGGTTTGGCCTAGCGCGCGAAGGTCTGCCTTCTCTCGAACGATGCTAGCATACCGCTCTATGTTGGCTGACGTGGGCACGGCACTGGACAGCTCGGCTATGTAACTTGCCCCACCTACGCCGTCTAGTGCGTTGTTCTTTCTGAGTGCATTTACCAACGTGATACTGTCTATGCGTTGTCCGTCAAGGTTGGCGCGCAGCATTGCATCATAGATGGTTGCGTGCGTCTTGCTGTAAAAGACATCATCACCGTGCGGCCCAAGGTGTTCTACGGCAATCTCAAGTGTTGCGTCATCGAGCAGCACGGCACCCAATAGCGCGCGTTCTGCATCTATATCGTGTGGTGCTTCTTTACTCATTCCAACCCCTCAGACCTAAGCAGCGCATCCCGTTGTGATGCTGTGAGTTTGTGCGGTTGCGCTTTCTTCCAGTCCCGGTGCATTAACTCAAACTTGATAGCACCGCTACTGCCTACCTTGCGCAGGCTTCTAAGTGAATACAGTTGACCGCGCCAGAAGTCCGCATGCTTACTTGTGTCATCAGTGAGTACCCATGTAATCACGTCAACGATGGTCTGCTGGTCATACTTATCGATGTACACAAGCCGCGCCATACACAAACGTTCCGCATGGTATTGGGCCGTGCCGGGGCTAGACAGCTTGATTGACCGGGTTGCATGGGCTTCCTGAATCAACAAACGCAAACGAGAGAACGCATCTCGAAGTACCTGATACTTCTCAAGCGGGTCTATGTATTCTTTTTGTTCAGGCTTCTTCTTGGGCGTCTTTTTTGTTGTGGTAGCAATAGCCGGGTGCCATTGGTAGGTATCATCAACCCAAGGGTTGTGATACGAATCAGGCTCTTCCTCTTTCCACCGCAGGATATTCTTGTGCTTGCCGCGCACACCGACAATCACCAACTGCCCATTACCTGTTGTGCTTGTGGAGCCGATAAGGCCATGCATTGCCATAGTGCGCAGATGCTGTTGCACCGAAGATATAGGCAACCCAGACAGAATAGCCATGGTGTCAGGCGTGTAGTATACAGGCAGCACACTGGTTCTATTCTCTACTGCCCATACCCACAGACACACATAGAGCCATCGCGCTTCTGCGGGGAGTAAAATGAATCTCGGATCGCGCATCCATGCAGGTTCAATTTTTGCACAAACGCTTCGCACGTCAGGCATACGCTTACACAGCCTCAGTGTTGCGCTTTTCGTTGGCGTGATACCACCGCGCAAGCGTTGACAATGCCTTGTGCCGGTTTTCTTTGGGTGCAGTCTGATGAATAACAATTTTGCTGTCGCCGCGCACCTCATACGCCTGTCCAACAATGCCACCGCGCTTGGTTGTGACAACCCGGAACCCGTACCGCAATGCCGGTTTCTTGATGATGGTCTCTTCGCTGTGCTTCTTCTTCATGGTTGTTGCTCCCCTTGTTGCGCGGGGCCATGCCAAGCACAGCCCCGCACCTTGCTGCTTACTTCTTTTCCATCAGCGCGATTACTTCGCGCAACTGAGCCTCGCTCAACGCCTGATAATCGTCGTTGAAATCGTCACCAGCTACCGCACGGGCAGCACGCTCAAGTCTGGACAGCGGGGCGTTGCGCGCCAAATCCGTCAATCGATTGCGCAACCCCTCAAGCACAAGTTCATCATCCGACTTTTGCTCAACACGTGCGCGCGTCGTCCTGCGCTTCGGCGGCTCCGGCTTCGGCTCCGGCTCCGGTTGGGGTTCGGGATCGCTAACGGCCATCCGGCTCTCAAGCCCGGTTGCGCTATCGATGTGCTCATGGTGCTCATTCGTGCTAGCATCTTCGCTGTGAACTTCTTCCCATCCGGTAACATCGACAGCCAAAGAGTCATCGACCTTGTGGGGTATGGAGTAATCCGCTCCGCGCTCGGCCTCGGTATCAAGAAGGCTCGCCTTCTCCATTTCCGGGGAACACGGGAGCCACTTGTAGAGCTTGATGAACACGGTCTTTAGGGCCATCGCGTCAAAGTCCGTTACCCAAGCACTACCGGGCTTGTTCCATGCGGGCACATACATATCGCGATGCCGCACCACGTCACCCTTGCTCATTGCCTGAAACATGCTATGTCCGCCATCCAATAGAGCAACTGCGTAGTACCCAATCAACTCGCCACGGTCGCCAAACACCAGCGGCTTGTGTACCAGTCTGCTTTCGGTGCCCTTCTGATACTCAAACACGTCATTCTCGAAAACCGTTTCGGCATAGGCGGCTTTGATTCTCGGATTGCGGTATGCCAAGTCACGCAGGCCCTTATATCCAACTTGGAAGCGAACCTCATAGCAATTCGCCCTGCTGTTCCAGTACGGGATAAGGAACGCCTGCCCCCGTGCCCCATTGGGAGGAAGCGCCAACTCTGCGCAATCCATGACCGCGCGATGCCATGATTCAAGTGTGCATTCAGCGAGATGTGGCAGCCTACGCAATTGTGCAGCGGCCATTGCAACGAACCGCTCAGCGCTCATGGCGCTTGGCAACACGTTGCGCAAGCTCGCAAAGTAAGCAGGCTCAAGCAAAGACTTTTCTACTCGCACAATCGACTGACTGATTGGCACAATCTCCCGCCCTGTTGCTCTTTTGCTATTCCTCACTGTTGCCATGGGTCTATATCTCCTTAGTTTGCTTGGGCTTGGTTGTGGGCGTCGCGAACATTCGCAAGCTTGTCTTGTTCAACCGCATCAAATGCTTCTCTAAAGCGGTTCAGTTCTTCTGCCGCCGCCTTCGCCTGTTTCGCCGTGACACCCGGCATTTCATCATCGCAAATCAAAGAACCGTCAGGCTTAATGTTCGCGGTGGTCATCTTGACCCCTTCAAGTTTTTTTGTTGCGAGCGCTCTTGCATTCTCGTTGCTGAGACCCATTGCGATATAGAAGTCAAGCAAGCCAAGATAGAACCCACACTTTGCGGCCTCTGACGCGGCGAAAGCAAACGGGTTGTCATCGTCAAGCTTTTTAAGCCAATCCGGCATAGGAATTGTCATAACTTTCTTGCCGTCTTCTCCGCATGTGTCACGGTCATCGCACACGTTTGCCATGATAGTGTAACGGTATGCGTCGGCAACTATCGCAACCGTCTCTGCAATTCGCTCCCAAAACAGTTTGATGAGGTCCTTGTCATTCTTGAATGCGTCCAAGATACCCATAGCTGTGCTCCTTTTGGTTGGTTAGTTATTCGTTTGTAACCGGTTCAAACTTGCTACGCCGCAACACACGGATCTTTGTGCCACCTGTAATCTCATACGGTATCCGTGCCTTAATCAGTTCCGTCTCATTTGCTGGGTCAATCTTGAGCGAGATGCCGCGCTCTTGTGTCTTGTATGAATATCCATAGGACGATCCAACCCCAAAGGTAGAATTTCCTATAGCGGAAATGATCCGGTTTTGCGCTTCTTTCTTGCGGGCCTGTGCGTCCTTTTCGTCTTCGCACGCTTTGAGATATTGCGCATCCAGCTCATCGTATGTCGCATCAAGGTGAACCGTCTCCCCGTTGTCATCGGGGTGCAGCAGTTGCAAAGTTCGTCTCGTGCTATCGCTGTTGTCTACAGGCGGCGGCGTTCCGCAAGACATCAATACAGAGAATTCGCGAGCTTTATTAATAATCATGTCGCACACGGTTTCATTGCGTCGAATGTCTTCGCATACAAACTTGTTGCCGCCTATCAGACACGCCACACTGCCCCATGTTGTGCCGGTGCAAATCATTTGATGATGAAGTTGCAGGAGAACATCATCAGGCACGCGCTCTGAAAACTCTTGTCCTGCCCATGTGTTGCGAGACTTCAGTTCAAGAACGCCCCAAACTCCATCAGCATTGCATTGCATCCGGTCAATGGTTGCTCCCATGTACTGATAGCTTTTGTGCTGCTGGATTGTGTACGGGCCGGGATCGCAGATGATTCTTTCGCGGTGCATCGCATTAAATCTCTCTGCTATGAGAGACTCCAATGCGTGTCCCCAATAGAAGACCTCTTTCATGCGCTCTTTCCAGTCTTCATCATCGACCCCGTTCACCTTCTTACAAAACAAGGTATATGGGCTTGTGGTAGACATGCCCCACAACACCGGCGTATCCGACGCCATAACAATTTGCCGCCGCGTCGCAAGCCACTTCTCTTCTTTTCGGATCGCATTAATTAGAACCTTGTTGGAATCGGCGTACTTGCGATACTCTGACATGATTTCGCGGTTTGACTTAGACATGACACGGACTCCCGCACATTGCGTCTTCCTTCAACGCCTGAAGGTCTTCAATAGCGCTATCGTATCCCTTGGTAAACTCCCACAAGTCTCCGATGGACAGGTAATACCCGCCCTTTTCTTCAAAGGCTGTGAGCAGTTCGCCAATATATGACATGCGCATCTCGCATGCGTCCTTAAGAAGCTCCCTGATTTTCGGTTCGTCTGGTTCGCCGTTCTCAAGGGCTTCGATGTCTTGTTTGAGCAAGTCAAGCTCAACCGTCCAGTGATGCACGGTTATCCCGTCGCGCACCTGCTCCCAAATCTTCCACCTGTCTGAGTAGGGGTTGTTCGCTTGGCTGGTCATTACGATTGCTTGTCCTTTCTTCCGTTTCGGCCTTACACTCCGATTATAACACCGGTTGATACAAATTGCAAAATTGATTCTCTCCCTTGGTTATGGAACAGGGCCGGTTGCCCGGCCCCGTGGTCATTGCCTACTTCTCGTCATCGTTGTGCGCTTCGTTTGCGTCACCGATATGGTGGCCGCACGCCGCGTTGAACAGCGGCATGTCGCCCTGTATCCGCCGGTGCGCCATGTCCACATACTCGGCATTCAGTTCAATGCCCACGAATTGCCGCCCGTGCCGTAGCGCCACCATGCCCGTTGTCCCGCTACCGCAGAATGGGTCCAGAACCGTGCCGTCTTCGGGGCAACCGGCAAGGATGCACGGTTCAATCAGCTTCGGCGGAAACGTGGCAAAGTGCGCTTTGGGGAAGGAGTGGGTGGATACAGTCCAGACGGAGCGGCGGTTGCGGGTATCCTTAACAGTCATTATGCGCCCATTAGGCCGTGTTGCCATAAGCACAGGATCGGCATTGTTGTTTTTCTGGTCCCCTGTGTAATCTAAAATTTGCCCAGCGCAAGTGGCATCCTCAGCTATCGCCTCTTGATCCCAGTAGTACCGCGACCGCTTGCTCAGCAGGAAGATGTACTCATGCGCCTTGGTACAGCGGTCCTTGACGCTCTCGGGCATCGGGTTGGGCTTGTGCCAGATGATGTCTTGGCGCAAGTACCAACCGTCCGCCTGTAGCGCGAACGCCACGCGCCACGGGATGCCGACTATATCTTTGTGCTTTATGGCGGAAGAAGCGAGTGCCAACGATGCATAACTATCCCCCAAATTCAGCCACAGCGTGCCGTCGTCCTTAAGCACGCGCCGCACTTCACGAAACACGCCTACCATGCGCTCGACGTATTCCCCGGGCGTCCGCTCAAGGCCGAGCTGGCGGTCGACGCGACGGGCTCCGCACTTAGCACATACGCGGGAAGTTAGCGCAGCAACTCCATCCCTATTTCGTTGCGCCCGGTCATCAACAATACCGTCAGCTCTGCCGCTTCCATTTCTCCCTTGCTTATGGTCACATTCCGCGTCCCCGCCTTCCCATTCCCCTGTGCCGTAGTCCCGCAGCCCCCAGTACGGCGGCGAGGTGACGCACGTCTGCACGCTTTGGTCGTCCAGTTGCGCAAGGCCGTCTAGAACGTCGGCGTTTATAATGCTGTAACTACTCAACGATACCTCCGCACTTCACGCACACGCGCTTGGGCGCGTACTCGCTGGCCTTGCCCGTCGCAGTCCAGCGCCACATGTACCAGTAGCGCTGGCAGTGCGGACACCATACGTCCCACGCCGTCGTGCGCTTCATGGCGCGTCCTTAGCCGCCTGCTCGTGGCGCACGCGATAGTCATATTCAGTCGGTATGCTTATAGGAGTGAGAATTTCACCCGGCTCCCTCGGCCATGTGAGGATTATGTCACTTGAGCTTCTTCTCCGTGCATCGTCGCCAACCGGGCGCAGTAACGCCTTCACCATCGCCATATTTTCCTCATGGAATAAAGCCAAGCACTCGATAACGTTCATTACTCGCCCTCCTTCTCGCGCGCTTGCATCACCATAGAGGTGAGGCGCTCGTTTTGCTTTGCCCACGCTGCAGACCACGCTGCATCCCACGCTGCTGCATCCCGCGCTGCTGCATCCCGCGAAGCAGCCAGCGCTGCATCCCGTGCAGCATCCCGCGCAGCAGACCACGCAACAGCCTGCGCAGCCGACGCAGCAGCCGACGCAGCAGCCGATGCAGCATCCCACGCAGCATCCGACGCAGTCCACGCAGCCTTCCGCGCAGCAGCCCACGCAGAATCTAGCTCCTTGTCCGTGATTTCACCCTTGAGCCACGAGCGCTTCGCTTCGATTCCTGCCACGCTGCGTTCGTCGGGCTGCTCGACTAGAGCAAGCGCATCCTCCGCATACGCGCAAGCAAATTCGTGCAGGATGTCGGTGGCGTCCATCATCCACAGCACCGTACGGCGTCGGCCGCACAGTTTGTCTTCGTCCTCGATCACATCGCCTTCGATTTTCACGCGACATACGATAGGACCGCTGGCGTATCTCAGAGCGTCAATAAGCCGCACACTCCCGTGCATACCATTACTACACAGTGCAGGCTCACCCTCGCATTCGAGCGTCTTGCCCACCTCGACCAGCCGTCCATCGCCGTTACCAAGCCGTTTGTCTTCTGGCAGAAAATGCCATGCTAGCATAACTCACTCTCCTCTGTTTGTTGTGGGGTCCGGTTTCCCGGACCCCGTGGTTGCCTACTCCGTGTCACACGCCGCGCAGATCGGGCCGTCTGGTGTCCGACGGCCCACTACGTCATCATTGGCCGCCAGCAGTTCGCCGTGCTCGATCTGCGCCCAGGCGAAGGTCTCTCCACACCGGACGCATTCGCCGATGGTGTGGCCCATAAACTCATGGCCACACCTCCAGCAGGTCGTACCGTTCTCTGCACCCTCGTGGAGCTCATCGTCCTCGTGAATCGGGAGGTTATATCCCACGACGTCACCGTCGGCGTTCACCCAGTCATCGTCCAAGCAGGACAGCGCGTGGAATTCCTTCCCGCACAGCTCGCAGACATGCGTATTCCCGCCGCACTCACTTTCGACAGCCTCACGAAGCGCACGCGCGACGCGACGCCAAAAGACGTCATCGCCCGCGCCCGATTGGGCTGCCCGCTTATCGGCCGCGTCCGCGTGTGTGAGGATCTCATCGCGTGTCCCTTCGTATACAAGGTAGTCATCCCATTCAATGTCCGCTACTTCTTCCAACGCCGACGCCCATCTGCCTGCCAATATGGTGTGCCGGGCGTAAATCGCGACCGTAATCTCTCGTTTGTCGATGTGGTTGCTCATGTCTCTCTCTCCTCTGTTTGTTGTTGGGTCCGGTTTCCCGGACCCCGTGGTTTGCTACTCTTCGATCCTCGCTCCGGCAGCGTCAAGGGCGACGCACACGTCGGCGTCACCCGTCTCTGTGATGCCGTACCTTGCCGGGAACACAGCCAACACGGCGGCCGCCGCCTCTTCGTCATAGCGTACATATTCGGGCCAACCTTCGGCCCGGACTCGTCCTTCATCATCTATGCGGATCGATCCGAATACACGTCGGAATTCTTCAGCGAAAACGCAAGCACTCATGATTCTTTCTCCTCCGTTGTGGGGTCCGGTTGCCCGGACCCCGGTTCCGCTGGCGTCATGGTGCTGTCGCAAATTCAGGAGTACCGAATACAGCTGAATATGAGGCGCACACCGAATCGAATGGCGTTGGGGGATCCCCTGCGCGTACCACCCTCGCAGATGCCCCCACCGTATCGCCAAGGTGAAGGACGACCTGCTCTTGCCGCTCGTACGCCGCTCGCGCTGCGGCCTTGTTCACTCGTTTCCATTGCATTGCATCACCCTCCGTTGGTTGTTATGAGGGCCGGTCGCCTGGCTCCTCAATGTTGGTTATTTTCCAGCCGTTGAACATTTCCGCGCTGCCTCGATGTGTTCGCAGCCGTTCCAACGCAATCGCTCCCCGATGGGAGCAGTCTTGTCGAACGTGGAAAGGGTTGCCCCACATACGCGACAATATGCCGGAGCATATCCTTCTTGCGATTCAGATCCCCACCGTATCAGGTCATATAATTTCGTCGTCATTTCTCTTTCTCCTTTGCTGTTATGGGGTCCGGGAAACCGGACCCCGTGGTCTGCTACTCTTCGTACTTCATCGCCGCTCTAAGTGAACGCGCGACGCGACGCCAAAAGACGTCATCACCCGCGCCCGATTGGGCTGCCCGCTCATCGGCCGCGTTCGCGTCCGCGATGATCTCATCGCGCGTCCCTTCGTATACAATGTAGTCATCCGATTCGGCGTCCGTTTCGGGGTCCCAAGCCGATGCCCACCTGCCGGCCAATGTGGTGTGTTGGTCGTAGATCGCGATCGTGTGGTCGCTCATCTCTAGTTCTCCTCCTTGTGTTTGCGGAAGAAATACATCGCGTTAACAATATTCGGTCTGAATTCATCCGCAAGCCACCCGCGAACTTGCCGGTCAATAACTACCCTGTACGCATAGCCCGGAATGTTGGATGCCGGAATGAATTCCAGCTCACTCCCGGTTTCTTCGTCGACGTAGATTTTCCTGATCCTGATTGACATATCACTCCCCTTACTCCTTGCCGGATTTTTTGTCGACAGCCCGATCGTGTATTTGTTCATCTCTCTTTCTTCCGTGTTTATGGGGTACGGTTGCCCGTACCCCATGCTATTCGCGTTATTCGTTTTCGTCTTCGTCGACTTCTCCGTACGCACTTTCAATTTCGGCGTTGCAGTGGTCACACACAATAGGCTCGCCTTCGTAGTGCACATCCGCTGCAATAATGTTCCACTGTGGGTCATCGTGATCGATACTGGCAATGCTACCATTGCCGCCGTTTGCACATTCGGGACAAAGAACTCCGCCGTCCTCCAGTACGTAGAAAATGGGATAGCCCCCCGGCCACGCCCACGTAGGAAACTCCCCATTACGGGCCAGCTCTTCACGCAAGTCATGCTTGTTCATCATGTTAAGTCCCTTCCATTTCGCGTTCGCGCGCTTACTAAGCGCCATCGTCGTCAAGATACGGAGCGCATTCGTCAGTTGTTACCAAATCAGTAATCTGGCACTGCAACGCCACTGCGAGATTCATTGCGATCGGGAGGTGTCGACACGGGAATGTGTCCCGTTCGATTCTGGACAGGTGCGAATCGTCGATCCCACATTCCGCCGCCAACTCTCGTTGCAGCATCCCGGCGTTTAACCGTCTACGCCTTACCTCTCTTCCGGAAATTCGATACTTCATTACGTCTCCTTTCTCACGTCTCGCTTTCTCGCGTCTCGCTTTCTCACGTCTCGCTTTCTCACGTCTCGCTTACGCCGTACGGGAAGCGGAGCGGCGTACGCCGCTCCGCACCCCGTGCTAGCACCCAGGTCTAGTATTCTTCCGGGGTCAAGACGGTCGTAGCACTCCGATCTGCTTCCGTGATGATCCAGATTTTTTCATCACTCGGGGGAACCTTGTACGCACTAAGAATTCGCGTACCGTGCACTAACGCGGCCGTGTTTGCCTCCTGGTCTTCGAGGTCAAGGTCGCCCCAATCCCCGAAATGGTGTCTACGGATATATGCACAGATGTCTGCGTTAGTATCCTGAAAAACGCGAAGCGCGCCCGGTGTTGCTACTACTCTTCCGAGCTCAAACAGCGGCCTGGATTCCTTCTCATTTGTCATGCTATCATTCTCCGTTGGTTGTTTTTGCGCGGGGTCGCTTGCATGCTAGTGCGCACAACCCCGCGCAATTGTTTCTAGTAACCTGTGCGGTCGTTATCGGGATCAATGGGCACAGCACCATGAATCGCAACATGACCCATGGTGCGCGCGCCCTTGCGTTTACGGCACCTAACGCCGCACGTGTTATACCATTCTTTTTTCTTCGCCGCGTAAGCGTATCCGCGCGCGCGCAATCGCCTGATCGTGTCTTCGCCCGGCGGGGACGGAAATTTGACCCACACCCAAGCGCCAGAGATATATGAGAACGGTGCGATATCAGGGCAATCACGCTTCAATGCGATCGCCTCAACGCGCGTTTCCATATTCAGGTGACCCGGTTCCATGTTGTTTGCTCCTTCTTTCTCGATTTGTTGGTTTCTTGCGTCCGTCGATCAAGTTGTATCATAAAATTGAAGCAAACGCAAGTCAGCATGTCTGCATGAATGAAAGGCAGATAAAACCGGGGAGGTGTCTCCCCGGTATTTCTGACTTGTTCTCTACTAACTATTCGACACCGCCTTCCAGGACTCCGATTTGCTCCAATTTACTTGCCAACCACTCGATCGCACTATCGTCATTGCGAAAGCATTCGCTGTCGAGCGACGGGATATTTATATCGCCTTCCATGAGTGTTTCACATGCGACACCATACCCACCACCCTCGGTAATGTTAAATTGTCTCCGGAATACCGCCGGCAAGTCCTCTCGGTGCGCAAATCCCAGCCTACGTGCGAACGCCACATGGCATAGCGCAAAGCTGATTGCGTCAATGTCGAGAGGGTCGACATCACGCTTGAGCTTGACTTGATACTCTATCCTGTGTTCCTCCCTGTGCGGAAGCCTATGCTGGGTTCCTTTCGTTTGCATGCGCTTCCTGGACGCCACATTCAGCCAAACTTCACACCTATATCCAGCGGCTTCCGCAACATCAATAAACGCGCAAACCACCGCCCCACGAATCAGTACGGGCTGCTCGGTTACCGTATGCGACATTGCACCCGGAAGCACGACCGTCAACACTCTTCCAGCATTCGGGGTGATTTGGCGTTTCCAGATCCTGAAACAATTTGGGTCACCACCCAAAAAGCGACCTACGTCTACTTGGCCGCCGGAAAGGCCATACAGGGGTTTGGCTTGAAGGCTACGAGCACCCATGCTAGCAGGGGTCTGAATTCGCGCGGTCATTTCCGCGACCTTTTCGCGGTAGTAATCGCACCCGGATTTCGCGGCCTGGACAGCTTGATCAAATTCCATTCCGCCCGCAAATGTTGGGTATCCCGTCGCCAAAGACAGCCTATCATTGGAGAACATGCTAATGCGACCTGCCCGTCCGCCAAATTCATCTGCATTTGCTAGGGTGCTGTTTTTGGTTAAATCCGCTTCGTGTGCAAACTCATACACACTATCGAATTGCGCGATGTGAAGTAAACCGCTTCTAGGATCTTCGAAATGTTCTACCACAATCATATTTTTTTTTGCTCCGTTTTTTGCGGGGGGGGGGGATCCACCCCCCCCCCGCGTGTCAATTGTTTGTTTATTCCACCACATCCAATCCGGCCTTTTCACAAACCTTGCGCATGATGCTCCCGTCGCGACCCTTCCAGATAAGCCCATGCTCGACCCAATACCGCCCGATACCGCCCTGCATCATGCGCCAACCCTGAATTGTGGCGCGCGGCGTAATCAGTATCCGTTCGCGCAATTCGCGCGCCGCACGACGCAATGCGCGAACGCGATTGAACCAGTCATTCGGGTCTGTCATGATGCCCCCACGCTCGATATCAATGACGTCTGGTTCGCAGGTCGCGCCGATCAATGAAGCTTCAAGGCTTTCGTCATAATCGAACGCGACAGTCCACAGACGATCAAGCGTAGCGCCATCGAGCTGGTTTCGCGTATACATTCTGTCTCCACCGTGTCCGAATGTATTGGCGGTGGAAATCAGAATGAAATCTGCATTGCGCTTGACCATGGCATCCGGGAACATGCAATAGTCATTCGCAAGCGCCGAATTCAGAACTACCAATGAAGCGCCGCCCGCGTCAATTTCATCTAAAAGGAACACGCCACCATGCTCATACGCGGTCCGAAACGGCGTGCGCACATATTCGCCCATGGCATTGTTATAGCCTAAAAAATCGGTAGCGCTAGTGGTTTCGCTGGTGGCGTTTGCGTAAAATTTCAGCCCCATCGATTGCGCGATCTGTGCTCCGATTGTGGATTTTCCGCCACCTGCGTCACCTACAAGACACAAGTTCGCACCTGCCTGGACGCCCTTCAGGCACAGCTCAAACAATACGTGTGCCCTATCAATCGTGACTGTGGATCCGGTTTCGCGCCGCGTAACTTCGATCTTGCGGGGAAGGATCGCGTCTTTCAATTCGTCTCGTACGATGCTACGCACCCGATTTTCATCTACCGCACCGCGATTGGTATTCGACAGCAATACATTCCGAAGTGCTTCATTCAGCTTCGCGAATTCCGAGTCACTACCAGGGGCGGTAGCAGGGGCACTAGCAGGGGCGGTACCAGGGGCGGTACCAGGAGCGGTAGCAGGGGCGGTACCAGGAGCGGTAGCAGGGGCGGTAGCACCCGGTTCGATCGCGCGCGGCGCATGCTCACGCGGAATGCGTCCGCGCATAAGAAGATCCGTACATACCTGCTTATTCGCGTTCACAATCCAAGACATGGCAACTACGTTGTTTGCCGCGTTCGCGGTAAGCATCTCTTTGTTAAATTCCGCCAACACGGCGCGACAATGCCTACGCAGATCCGGCACACTAGTGCTAGCAGGATCCACCCCGTTGACGCCCGCGTTCACCCTCAAGCGGGTCAATCGGTCGCTTGCAATAATGGTGACGGCTTCAGAGTTCATTGTAGTACTTGCCTCCTTACTTGACTTGACTGGTTTCTAAACTCGTTTGCAGGCCCATGAGCCCCTGCGTTTTATCAGGGACTCATGGGCATGCAATCGGATAGAAGATAGGGGGGATTGGTGGGTAGACTCGGTACAGCTGATTCCCCACAATAGGGATACCAGAACTTGGTAGACAGCACACCGTACCATGTGAGACATACCCAATTAAACTATCAGCCGTAAGGCCACCCGTAATGCCGGGTGCGGCCACCGCCGCATATAGGTTTTACCACACGATTGCATGAAATGCAAGTCGACCTGGCACCTAATTGACACAACGGACTACGGTTGCTATCATAACCCTTGCTAGCATGACGTTTTACGTGCTGGAAAAAAGTTTGAAAATAAGGAGCCAAAACACCATGGGACAATACGATCCAATCAAGTTGACAGACAAACACAGGGAATGGCTTAAGCGAATTGCAGCTGGTGATAGCATTGTCCGAGTTGCCAGCCAATTCGGTGTCCATCCTGTTTCAGTCACTCGACTTAAGACAAGTGAAAAAGGTAAGCGGTACCTCCAGAAATTGCGTAACATGAGAAATGAAGCATACTTACAAAGCGCAATACGAAAATTCAAAAAGCTTGATAGGGAATGCTAGTTGACATATTGTAAGAATGATTATGAATAAGGATAAAGGGTTAGGGAATATAGACTTACGCAATGCCACCCAGCTCTACCCTCCAGGTCTACCCAGCATAACCCTTTGTGCTTCAAGCGTTTACCCCGTGCTAACCCACATTGCATAGAATGCTACCGTGCTACCCCGTGCTACCCTGTGCTACAGTGGATCCCCGTATCAGCACCTGTGCTACCGCGCCGCACCTGTGCTAACGTGCTACCCCGTGCTAGCACCCGTGCTACCCTGTGCTAAGTCTATGTTATGCAAGGGGTTAGGTAAGTGCAGATTATGCCAGCATGCCTGCCGTTTTGCCGTGTGCTAGCATGCGTGCTACCATGCTAAGTCTATGTTTTGCAATGGGTTAGGTAACCAGAGTGGAGCGTGCTAGCATGCTAGCATTCCAGAAGGGGGGGGGAAGGGGGGGAGCGGCCAGCCGGAATGTAGCATCACCCTCTCTCGAAAAATGCCGCAATTTTTGAAACTCGACCTACGCGGCTAGTACAGTAACAAGCCCATTCATCGAGCGAGCCTATACCCCTATCAGAATGCCGGTATCTTCTCTCACAATGCCAGTCCTTCCGGTGTGTCTAACCATTGGTCTTTGAATATATACAGGTGTATAAATAACCGATACCTGCCAATACTTGCTTTGCATACAAAAAAAGGACAGTTTACGCCTGGATTGTCCTAATCAGGACAATTCCGTACTGAAAAAGGACAATTTCGTCCTGAAAAAGGACAATCCGCGCGTACATGTATATATCTTATATTATATTAATTACTCCGGATTATCTTAGAGAGGAAGACTTAGTTTCTTAAGAGTCTTAGAGTCTTAGAGTCTAGGTAACCGGTATGTGTATGATTTTGGTGCGCCGGGTTGAAATTAAGTTATCAGAAACTTGACAACGCGCACACCACATGGTACAACTTAGTCACAAGGTTTGTTGGTTGGTTTGAGGAGTTTCCCGTGCCCGTTCCCCAGTACACAGAGCTTGATGCAATGCCTGACAGCCACAGAGAACTTGCTCGGATGATGGCTGCGGGTACAATCCTCCCCGCGCTTTTGGCTGAATACACGGGCATGAAGCAAAGCACAATAATCAATATTCAAGCCAACCCATTGTTTCAAGAATATGTCCGTGGCTTGAGGAACGCAGAGAACGCTCGGTTGATGCGCACCAAGGAGAAGTTAGATGAGCTTACCGATACCGCCGTAGACACCATCAAAGAAATAATCATGGGTGATAACAGCGCGAACGTACGGCTTAAGGCCGCTGAGACGGTTCTAGACCGTAGCGCGTCGGGTATGTTCGCCAAGCAGACTAAGGCTACGAAGTTTGAACAAGTGTCGGTGGTGGCAGGGGATGATTTGCTTCGGTTGCGACAACGGGGAATGTCATTAGGTCTTCATGCTCCAAAGGCTGAGGTCATTGACGTAGTGGCAACCGACGCATCCCCTGACCAAAAAAAGAACCAAGAGGAGTATGACGATGATGAATGAACCGGTAGAGTATGACGCGGAACAGGCAGATTCTGAAGCCGATACCACCCCTGATGATGTGGTTGTTGTGGAAAAACCCATTGAAGAGCCTGTTGTAAAGAAAGATGGCCCTGACACAACCATGATCAAGATTGCCGATTCTCTCAAGATGCTCCAAAAAGAGTCATCTGACGACAAGCTGTATGAAACCATGTCCGCCATTGTACCGGGTATCCCGCGCGCCATTGCCGTCTACAGCGATGCAAACGGCGTAAAGTATACCGTAATGAGTATTCCCGTTGCGGAGAAGACGACGATTATCTGCATTGGGGCGTCGGCAAAGTCTTCGAACCAAGAGATTAGTGCATCCACGTCGTGTGTGCTGGTTCCCATTGGCATTGAGGATATCCGTGGGTATATGGACGAATACTCCCGGAAGAACTCCCCTGATATGTACAAGCTTGTGTCTCGCATCAGGGATGAAGTCTCTGACGAATGCGTTCGCCGTGTTAACACGGCAAGTGTTCCGGTATCTGATTCGCAGGCCAAGCGCAGAGGACGCCCGCGTAAGCAGTAAGCAGTAAGGAAGGCGGTGAGTTATGACCAGACCTTTTGAGAGCGCATTCCCGTTGAGTGATCTAACCTTTGAGGAACGAAATCGCCTTGAATCTGAGGTATTACCCGCCGTTGTGGATGATCCAGAATGCGCCGCGCTAACAATTGTGACCTTGGAAAAGCAGCTTGCCGAGGCGCGGGCCGAGCGGGATGCGCGGGTGAGGGTGTGCCTGAAGTGCGGAAGTGTCGTCGAATGACGCACGTCGACCTATTCAGCGGCATCGGCGGCTTTGCGTTGGCGGCTCACGCCAACGGCATACGCACGGTGCAGTTTTGCGAGATTGACAGCAGGTGCAGGGACTTCCTACGGCAGACATGGCCGGGAGTGGCGATACATGATGACATCAGAACATTCCATTACGGTGTGGCCGACGCCAAGCGCAACGAGCGCAGACAGTACACGTCCGAACAAAGCAGGCGGTGCAAAAATGAGGGACTTGATTCCAGGTATGTCGAAAACGGAATTCAAGCAGAGAGAGCACCATTCCTGCTCACAGCAGGAGTTCCCTGTCAGCCCGCTAGTCGCGCCGGGAAGCAGCGAGGCGAGGCAGATGACCGCTGGCTCTGGCCGGAGGCTATACGAGTCCTACGGGAAACATCGCCCGCTTGGTGCCTTTTTGAGAATCCTCCTGGAATCGGAGACCTGGAGTTCGACCGAATTCTTGCTGACGTGGAAGCTGAAGGCTACGAAGTCGAAGTGCTTAGTATTCCAGCTTGCGCCGTCAATGCCCCGCACCGGCGCGAACGCTACTGGATTGTCGGAAGGCACGTGGCGAACACCGAGGGCAACCGACCAGGCGAGACCGGCAAGCACGAGATGTCGAAATTTTACAGAAGGGATCAAATCAGAATTTCAACTACGCGAACAAGTCAAGGCGACCTGGCCGACACCGGACGCAATGACATCTGGCAACGTTTCGTCTGGTTGCCTTGCGCAGACGGAAAAGTTCGTCGCGCGCCTGACCACACTTTCAGCCTGGTTGATGGGCTACACCGCAGCTTACTTAGCGCACTGGGAAACAGCATCGTGCCGCAAGTCGCGGCGCAAGTCATAGCGGCTATGGTGAAATGCGACCATATCGGTGACGCCAACGAAATGGTACGGGAGGACGAGTGATTGACGGAAATGATTCTGCGTTCCCGTGGGTTGCCGGAAACTGGGATCACTGTGGGCCGGAAATACGCGAGGGCGTGACCAACAATAGGATGTGCGCAAAAGATGAAGATTAACGATAAACCGAACGATATCATCTTAATGCTCGAAGACGGGACTCCTAGCCATTTCAAGCTGAGTGAGTTTGCAAACGAAGAAGGTGTTGCAATCGTTAACCCGCTGTTGCTGTTCAGGTTGGAGTTGTTGCGCAACGCTCTGGCAAATATTTTCAAAGAAGAGATTTGGATCATCATCACTGACGCAACGCGAACACAGAGAGACAATGAGCGGCTCGCGGAAAAGTATGGGTGGGCTGATGAAGGTGGTGCTGTATCGCGTCACTCGAAGCACCTCACAAAATACGGCGGAATCGCCGTGGATATCAAGGCATTCAAAGCCAAAAAGGATGAGCTGGCCGGATTCCGAGGTCGGGTCTCTCAAGCCATGTTGGGCCGCGCTGCCCGGGATATCTTCCCTTACGTCAAAGATGACTACGCCGATGGTCATGTCCATGTGGACTGCTGGGATAGGCGCAAAGATGACTTGGTATGACAAAATCCGGTTCTGCTTCATGGATTGATGATGGAATTGCGTGGCTGCTGGAGGAATGTAATATGACAAAATCCGGTTCTGCTTCATGGATTGATGATGGAATTGCGTGGCTGCTGGA